CACTCCCGTGGAAATTAATGGGTGTGAGGATGTACTTACCGCGAAGTTTGAACAAGTGGACGGCAGGAAAGTCGTCAGCGTTTACCTTCGTGGGAAAAAGATTCACACTCTGAACGATCCAGATAATGGAACATCCCGCAAGGAGATGGCGTTTCCATCGAACCCGGCGAAGAAAATTGAAAAAGTCAATAATGACATTCTCCGGACTCAGGTTATGTTTTATTTCAACGATAAGACCACTAACCATTATTCCTTCGTCGGGCAAGGCACAATCGTAAAGATTACCGATCTCCATGGAAAGGAGAGGCTGTACGTTGTTACGGCTACACACGTATACGTGTGTGCGTCCCACTTTTCGGCTGCCAACAGTCATGGAAGTGCGGGTCAGAGGTTTGTGGAGGTCCCAGAGGCCAGGATTAAGGCACCCTGTCAAAAGGATTCGGACCTGGATTTCTGTTGTTTTGAGATTGATCAAAGCAAGATGTCAAGGGCCGCGTGCCCTACTTACCCTACTCTGGTCCCGGCTGTTTCTTGTTCTAGGACTTCTAGCAGTTGGCTCGTGTCTAACGACGTTCTTGAGGCAGTCGGTTGTGGGCAGCCAGATGGTGACGAACTCGGTTTTTACCGAACCACCGGAAAAGCTACAACGAGGCCCACGGAGAATCCCTACGTGTTTGGGCATGTTTTGTCCACCAAGCACGGGTGGAGCGGGTGCGGCCTTTTTCGGAGGGCGACCAATGGAAAGCTTCATTTAGCTGGGATCCATACTGGTAGGATCCGAGACGAGAATGCGTTCATCCTCATGGAAGAAATGCATGAGATGTTGGAGGATGATAATTTCTTTGACGTGCTTAGCGCCAAGGTGAACGAATCCCCCACTCGCCACAATCGTTTGTTTGACGAGGGTGGCCGTCAAGGAACTGCGGCCAAAGACCGGCGGTTCGACAAGGCTTCATACGCCGCTGGTACTGGAGACTATTCCAAGTTTACGTCCAACAAGGACGCGGCGCCCGGCGTTGCTCCTCTTCGTATCAGTGCGGATGAGGAGCGTGGTCTCGACGAAATTTCCGAAAAAGAGGAAGAGGCTAAGAAAAAGAAGAAAGTCCTTGATCTTAAGCAGCTTCTCGAGGAGATTTGCTCAGACCCTCCTTCGGATTTTCAGAGCCCCGCCGAAAAACCGCCGACGGGGCAGGGTGCGGTGGAAAAGAAGCCCAATATTTCGACTCTAGAGCGAGCTATCAGCTCTTCTCTTCTCCGAAAACAATCGGAGAGTTCGTCGAATATTCAGGACAGTGCCTCTACTCCGGCTCAGGAGCTGACACAGTCCAAGTCCTCGGCACCTGTGCAAGAAAGCTCGACGGAGCCGGAAAGCACCCGAAAGGGGACCCAAGAGTCCGTGAACTCTTCCAAGCCCTCTTCCCGGAAACCGAAGAAGAGTACTTCTACCCAGACTGCTCCCAAGAAGCAATCCTCACCAGCATCATTGAATACCATTCCGGAAAATACACCGGAGTCAGATTTCCAGCCGGTGAAGGCAACAGGGCGAGAGAAACTTTTACAAGATACTACAAGCAAGCTGGCTTCACTTGGAGGTTTCCCTTCACTGCAGACTTGGGCCGAGTCGGCGTCAAAGAAGTCTTTGAAAGAAATTGGGGCGATATTGTCAAAAGTGTCAACCCAAAGTCCACCCCAGGATATCCCTACCGGCTCATCTTCCCAGACAACGACCGAATGCTCGCAGCAGCAGAAGGAGACGTCAAGGATCAGGTTTGGGAACGTCTCGAAAAGATCCTATTCGCCCGTGCTGAGGACGAGACTTTCCGGTCCTGCTCTGAGGCTCGGACGCGGTGGCTTGAGGGGTCGTTGAGAGACCCTGTGCGCCTCTTCGCGAAGAAGCAGGCGCAAAAGGTGAAGAAGAAACTTCCCAGGCTCATAGCCAGTGTTTCGGTTGTGGATCAGATCGTCACTCGATATTTCTTTATGAACTACGCCGAAGCTGAGAGCGACTTTTATCCGCTCTTGCCCACTAAGAAGGGCATCGGGTTCAACAGAGAACACGCGCAAAAGATTGGGGAGAGCGTCGAGAAGGTTTCCGACATTTTCGATGAAAATCCCATAGCATCCGATGTTAGTGGATGGGAAAAGAACTTTTCCCAGGAACTGGCTGACTTGCACGCGGATCACATGATTGACACGTGCGAAAACGCAGATAGCTGCGGTTCACTCCTCGTTAACGCGTGCGAGTGGTGGAGCAAGTCTTTGCTCACAACGCCCTACGTGCTGGATTCTGGAGAAATCGTTAATTTTGACGATCTCCGGGTTCAGAGGAGCGGGGACTACCTAACCACTTCCTCAAATGGTGTGGGTAGGGGAATTTGCGCCGAGTATGTTGGCTCCTATGGAATGGAAATGGGAGACGATTGCTTGGAGTGGCCCATTTTTGACTCCGAGGGCCAGCGAATTTCCACGGAAGAGCTTATTCGGCGCTATGCCGAGATCGGCCTTCCAGTCCGGGACGTTGAGTTTCAGTCCAAGGACGACTTTGTATTTTGTTCTCATCGTTTTAAGCGGCAGGACGACGGGAGTTGGCATTGTTGGTTGGACTCGTGGCAGCGTATGCTGTATGAAGCTTCTTTTTCGAAGTTTTGTGACGAGTCAACTATAGCTAACTACTTAAGCGAAGTCGAAGACATGCCTCCTTCATCGGAGAAGTCTAAGATCTTGTTTTTCCTGGGCACCCGCGAGATGTTGCTCAGGCCCGTCGCTGAGCATGACAAAAACAAAGAAAAAGGTGAGCATTCCGGCCTTAAAACGGAGTGCGTCGGCACCAGCCAGGGAAAAGACGCTGCTCAACAAGCTTGACCAAGCTTTGCAGCGAGTGCCTAAGGGCACTTTTTCCAGGGTGGGCGGAAACCTTGGGTCCACTTTTGGACCCATAGGAGCCAAGATTGGTAAGATGGCAGGAAAGGGACTTTCGGCTATTACTGGGTATGGAGATTACACTGTTTCTAGCAACACCCTTTCTACCGTTTCCACTTCTGTGGACATGGTCCCTCAGTTTGTACGCAACGAACACAGCGTTCGCGTCAGGCACCGTGAGTTCATTCGTGACCTTCTTGTTCCCTCGAACCCCGCTGATTTTAACGTCGCGGACGAGGTAATTAATCCTGCGAATAGGAATCTTTTTCCTTGGCTCTGTCGAATGGCAAAGCAGTACTCGCAGTACAAGATCCACGGTATGGTCTTCACCTACAAGACCATGAGCAGTGATTATGCTGCTTCGGGTCCGTTGGGCACAGTGTTCATGGCCACGAACTACAACGCTCTCGACCGCGCATTTCAAAGCAAGGTTGAGTTGGAAAACACTGAGTTCGCTGTTTCTAGTAAGCCATCTCAGAGTCTTATCCACGCGATTGAGTGCGATCCTAAAGTGTCTGGCTTTGACATATTGTATGTTAGAGACCCTGCGTATGACACTACTGGGGAGGTCAGTGACCGAAGGTTTTACGACTACGGGAAATTTCAGGTGGGAACTCAAGGATTGCCTGGTTCAGCAGGCAACACATTGGGTGAGCTTTGGGTCAGCTACGACATAGAGCTGATTAAGCCCATTCCTGGAGGCTCCCTAGTGACGGGAACCAGCCTTATCAGCAAGCCCGATGGCACTGTTGGTGTGGCTGCTCTTAAGCCTAGTGAAAATAGGTACTCGCCTAACATAACCCTGAGCATGCCTAAGTTCAACCCAGCTGTGAGCACTGCTTACAACATAATTCCCACCAACAGTTGCACGCTTGCAGGCGACACGGCTTTGTGGGGCACAGTTGTAAACACCAGTCCAACTGGAGTTATGAAGTTCCTGAAGAACGGAAATTACCAGGTCACCTTTTATGGCGTGGCTCAAACGGGGCCCGGCAGTCAGGGGTTAAGCAGGCTGGATGGCAACACTGGTTGCGCCATTACGGCCACCTCCAACGGGCGCGCTTGGTATAACGCACACAACAAGACTGCGTTTCCGACCACGTTGGCTCCCTACGGGGCCTGCATTTTGCCATACATCGTCACAGGTGCCGCTATCGCAGAATGTCCCATGTATAGCTTTACTACGGAGATTCGGGTATACGGAATTGAGGATGATGGAACCACGGACAATGTCACTTTTAGCCTTTCGGACTTTACCACGAATAGTGGTAGTCTTGTGACCAACTTTGGACGTTGGGCCACGGTGATATGGACCGCTTTGGGTTCGAACGAGCAGGATGCCAAGGCTGCCAATTTTGTGCCTTATTGAGAAGGAAAACTCAACTAAACCTTGTGCCTTATTGAGAAGGAAAACTCTACTAAACCAGCGGAAAAGCTTTGAAAGTCGGCAGCCCGGGTGCCTTACCCCGGGGCGGCCCACCGCACCCTCTTTTGGGTGCGTTGGGCGTATGCGGTGTCGTATGAGAAATTGCTGAGATAAAGGTAACCAACTTCGACTGAAAGACCGTGGAGACAACCACGTCAAC